GCACTCCCATTATTCTAGTACGAACTGGACCTTCTGTTGGAAACAATTCCTTAAAAGCTTTTGCTTGAAACTTAACTACTGATTGCGCAAGAATTGGATGTGTAGATCCGCATGCACCAGGAAATGGTTGACTAGAATCATCATAAGACAATCCTAATAAGTTAACACCATCTTCTGCAATCTCATCATATTCACCACGAGCTTCTTTATCTGTTTGATATCCTTCATATAGCTCATTAGCAAGTTCTGTAATATCTTGCTCTTCCATAAATTCAACCAAGTTTGCATCGTGTTCAGTTGCCATAGGCATCATCATGTCATCCATGAGACCCATTGCTTCTGCCTCAGCCATAGCTTGATCATCTTGCAATGTTACTTCTGCATTGCCTGCTTCGTCTAATTGTATATCTTCATCAGTTGGTATTTTAACTGTAGGTGTGTCCAAATCTGGAGTAATAACTTTTTCGATTGCCATTCTGTTTCCTTAAAGTCTCCCTGTTAATAAAATGCTCTACGGTTTCTATTATAAATACTTTCTTCCGCTTTGTCAAGCCACGTATCATCTTTGTGTGTGACGTATCCACCGTTACGAATCCATAATAATGCTTGTGTTAGTGTATCCATATAGTCATCATGTGCCCCTGCCGGGAATGTTCTTGCTTCGTCCATTACTTCTCGTGCCCATGCTTTGTTAAAGGGGGCATAAATTCTACCGTTATGGAACAATGATGTAATAGCATAAGTTCTAGCTACTTTATCCCTATCAGGTTGGTAATCTTGTATAGGAATACCAGTCATACGTAGGTCTTGAATCAAAGATTGTCCAGATGCTTTCTTCTCAATCAATACTGTATCGGGATCATGCTGATCAAACTTACTAACTACCTTTTCACGTAGGGTTGGGAAGTCCCAACGCCCTCTTTCTGCCCCTAATAGTACTACATTTGGCATATCAAAGCCAGAATTAAAAATTCCCCACGTAGTTACTGCAGAATAGTCGGCTGTAGTACGTGTAGAAAACGCAGTATCCCATGATTGTATAATATATTCACACTCAGGCGGGCTAGGTTTGTCCCAATCTTGCCACCATTTGTCTTTTATGATACCACCTTCTTCATTTGTAGGAGATTGCATGTACAATGCATCAAATTTAAAGGCAGGTGTGTTGTTTTTGGTACGAATAAGCTCTTCAGTAGTCCAACAAAACCCATCTTTCTGGTCAGATGCAGGCCAAAAGGACTCACCACGTTTAATTTTAGGGTATTCTTCTGTTAAATAGCCTTGATTTATTAGATCTGTCCTACCTTTTGTAAGTTTTTTGTTAGATTCTGTAGTATTTAGGGCAGGAATACTAACAACAGACCACTTATCTGCCATAACTCCGCTATCTTCAGCCTTTAAAAGATGACCAGCTAAGTCATTTTCATGCCATCTGGTCATCACTAGCACAATTTTACCACCAGGCATAAGCCTTGTACGTAATCCTGAAGCGTACCAGTTATTCAAATGTTCTCTTCGAGTCTTTGAATAAGCATCTTGCTCTGATATAGGGTCATCAATTATAGCTAGATGGGCACCAAAACCTGCAATACCAGATCCAGAACCGGCCGCGAGAAACGAACCAGCTTGATTCTTGTTATGTTCTAATGCCCAACTGTTTGCCGAGCGGTTGTCTTTACGAATATTTATTTTAGGAAAAATAGATTGATATGCAGTTGAAGTTATGATATCACGAATAGATCTACCAAAACGAGTTGCAAGATCATCACTGTGAGATACAGCAATCTCTTGCCAGTATGGGTTACGTCCTAAAGCCCACGCTGGAAAATATGTAGAAGTAATTAAAGATTTAGATGCACGAGGTGAAATAAAAATCATAAGACGATCAATCTCATTCTTTTCTAATTTCATTAACTCATCACACAATACACGGTGATGCGGGCCCACACTAAAGCCTGGATTCATCAACATAATAAACGCAAGTAAATCATCCCGCGCAGTTATGATGGCTAACCTGGTTGCTGCGTCTCTATCTTCCTTCGACAATGACATATGCATGGTGCCCCCATAAAGCCAGGTGCTTCCACAAATCCGGTATCGGCTTTGATGGATCGTATAAATCTAAATTTGGTTGTAGTAATTTACCCTTCATCTTCTCTCCTTTTATATGGTTTGCCCGTCTTAGGATCACACCCCAAGTTTTTCCAAAACTCATCTAGAGCATTGGGCGGGTCTTCTTTAGGGGGAGGGGGTTTTTGTTCTATCAAATAAAACTAATTGTTAATCACCAGAATAGCCTGCACCAGATTTTTTAGATTCAATTATCTTTTTCTTTAAAGCTTCTGGTAGAGTTTTTTGTTTTTTAGTTAGCATAGGCTCTTTACCTTTTTGCATTTTACGCATTGTAGAATCTGTCATATTTTATATTTTTCCGACCCTGAATAAGCTGCTCCAGATTTTCTTTGAGTGGAGCCACTAACTGTGCCTTTGCGATATTTACTTCTTTGACCAAGTTGGTATGTTGTTTCGCTTTTATTTGGCTTAACATCCCTTGTAGTAAATCTATCTATGTTACCTTTTTTTGTTCTTTTATCATATGTAGCTATTGAAGTTTTGCCGCTTTGTGGGCCGCTTTCTGAGTGAGTCAACGTAGTCATTCTACGTGCTGGAGTTTCAATTTGAGTATAAGTATCTCCTTTATCTGTTTTAACATAAAGAGATCTAGTTTTTTTGCGTTTGTCTTTTGGGCCTGCCATGTTATTTTCCTTTAACTATTTTTAGTTTTGGGGCTGCTATTTTTTGTAAGCGCTCCACATCACGTTGGATATCCTCGTCACTGTTTCCAGTAGCAAATGCATTTGTAATCTCCGTGATGTTTTTATCAGTCCATAGAGCCTGGTGTTTACCAAGGAGCTCAAGGGAACGGATGGCAGCATTATAATCGCCCTCTTGTTCTGTTCTTTCAGCGATACGTATAAGTCTGCGCAGTATGTCATCCGCCTCAATCTTCGTACGCTTCATTGAGTCGGCCTTTAGTTCAGATATTCGCGCTGATATGCCCGCATGCCTCAAAAAAGTATAAGCATTCTTTTTTGCATGCTGAGGTAGATATCCCGCCCGAACCGCCGCTTGTACAGCATTAAGATCTTTAATGAATTCTTGACAGAAAAGTTCTTGTTTGCCGGTTAGCGGTTTAAGTGCATCTGTGTTATCTTCGGCCATATGTGAATTATACAATAATAAAGGTTGCAATGCAAGTGCCGTTAAGATATAATGTTGGTGTGGCACGCAATGTGTCACGTCTCCTGTACGGGGGAGGATCACATAAGCATCTTATACACACACTCTCACTCTCAGAGATGCTTCCTCCCCCACTTAAATAGGGGGGCCGCACTTCACTTTCAAAAAAAAGTTCAAAATTTGCTAAAATTTTTTTACACGCATTAGTATACCCTGGCACTAGCTAAATTTTTGGGGTGGGGGGTCTGACATCACACCCTACCCCCTCTGGAACAAAACGTGAACAAATTATGTTTGAAATAAGGCAGGCTATTACTAGGTCGCCTATGAGAACAAAACGTGAACATCTGAGCTGGAATAAATTGTGGCAGGAATAAGGCACAAGACTGGACTGGACTGGAAAATAAGAACAAAAGGTGAACGGATAGGGTGTAATATTCTGTAATATTTCTTGATTGGACATTTTTTTCAATGTGTGCATAATGACGCCATCTCCCAGAGATACCTAGTTTAGAATGATTCTAAATTAGAATTTTAACCGAGAGGGAAATTATGAAAATCAGTTCAGTATATCGACAACCTTATGTGAATAGATATGTCGAGCAACCTAAACAATATCGCAAGCCTCAAGCTCCAGTCTATGCGAGTGAAAAAAGCCAATACGATCATTGGGGATCATTGACCGCAATTCAAAGCGAGATGTTATACCAATGGCAGAAAGCAACTGGCAGGGATAAGCAAAGGCTCCAAAGCTATTTGAAAAAAGAATTTGGAATCGAGGTAGCACAATGAGAGATATCGGCAAGAACAGAAGGTTTAGAGATCATCAAGTAGCATTTGATAATGCTATCAATAATGGCTTAATAAAAAATCAAGATAAATGGATATATATGTGTACACTAACATTTAAAAATGGAGAGAATGACATTTTTCAAAGAGTAAATAGTGATGATTCAAATCCAAACAATCTTGTTTCTAGCAAAGTAGAGGTGGCATAATGGACTTAGATCACCAAACATTACTTGAGGAATTTGATAACTATGATTGTGATGAGTTTTTATCAGATACTAACTACGATAATTCACATTTTACAAACCAAGACGAAAGCGAGGTCATATAATGATTACTTACTACGATAAAAAATACACACCAAACCAATTCGCCAAAGAATTGCTAATTGACGCCATGGAATTAAAGCGAGAATTTTGGAAAGAACAAATCAACGAATATAGTACCAAAATTAGCGATAAAGAAATTGCTCAAGTAGACGAACAATTAAGAAAAAGAATCAACGGACTACTCAAATATTTAGGGTATAATTATTATATTCCAGCAGAAAATGATGTGTTCGTTAAATCAAACAAAAGCGAGGTGAAATAATGCGATCAATTAGAGAACAATTAATAAAAGAAGTTATCAAAAAACAAGATAAGCTGAAGCATAAAATTGTTTATACAGTAGCCTCTAATATGAGTACCAAAGAAATCAAACAACATTATCCTAGCGAGGGGTTGAAAATATGACTGCCATATCATTAGAAATAAATAAAAGAAAAGCTAAATTAAATTTTGAGAATATACTCAAGCACCAATTTATTAATTGGAGATCGGCAAGAGATCGATACATTATTGAAAATAATAATGTGCCATTGTGCGAGAGAAAAGACTACAATGCATTGGATAATCTTTATAAAAGATAATTCTTGACAATTTTTATAATTTGCTATACATAAGCGATTGTGTATAGCGAGGTATAAAAATAATTTTATATCATAACCAAACGGGAGACAAAAACTATGTTTACTAAAAATCCTTACCAAGTAATGAGAACATATAATACATTATTACTTGATGATTGTATGTTTGAAAATCCAAGCCGATCTACTTACACTAAATGGCTTGCGAGATTTTACAAAGAGTTCAATAAAGCCAAACGAAAATATCGAGACTGGGATAACGATTATATCAATGTAGATGATGTAATTGATTATGATTTCTGCGAAATATTTACAACTAGATATTTCACTTATTACGAATGGGCAAGATTTGAAAATAAATTACACAACTTTCAATATAAGCTAACTCGCTATAATGAAATACTAGATAATCGAGATATAAGATTATTCTATCGCTTTATGGAATGTTTTTTAGATCGAATTAATGATGAGAAAACAGAATTATTTGAGTTAAATTCTTGTGATAATTGTGGTATTAATATGGCAGACGAATACACAGTTTCGGCTTATGGTGGCGATCAAATAATATGTGAGGATTGTAGAGATTCAGATTATTATTATCATGAGAGATCAGAGCAATATGTTCACAATGAGGACTGTGATTATTCAGAATATGATGATGACGAGGAAGATCACGATTCAAATTTTGAAGGGGTGTATCGCTACGATTATGATGTCATGGATAGACTTTCAAAGATGTCATTACCTCATGAGCCACGAATAACTCGCAAGACTATGGTAGGTGGACTTGAATGTGAGTGGGAAGCGAGAAGCAGTTGCCCAGATGATTTTCCTCAAACGATTGATGATTTCTTTGATGGTAGATACTGTATGTTCAAAGGTGATGGCTCATTGAGAAATGGCTTTGAAATGGTGACTGCTCCATGTACCCTAGCATATCATAAACAACAACTAGATAAATTGTTCGAATGGGATAACTGGACTGATAATGATGGCAACACATATGTTAAAGCATGGAATACTGATACCTGCGGTATTCATGTCCACTTAAATAGAGCCTCATTCACCGCCTCACAAATTGGTAAACTGCAAGTCATTATCAATGATGAGGTCAACAGAAATTTTATT